CACCCGCGCAGGGTCCATATCACGCACGAACCTCTCGAAGTCGTAGGTCTCCAAGTGCGTCTCGAACGGAGGTAGCTCCGGGAAGGTGAGTGCCCGCTGGTCGTCGTAGAACGTACGACCGAGACGGGCAGACTTGTACCTCTGGTCCGAAACGAACGAGAAGAGGTACTTAAGAAACACCAACCAATCAGGAACCGCCAGGGACGGCTTGGAGAACAACCCACCGAGGTGGGCTACTTGGCGGGCGGTCTCAGCGGAGAGCGCAGCTTGGGCAGCGGCGTACTCCTCGGGAGTCATGACAGCGGACTCTTGTCTACGGTCTCAGTAGGAGACGCAGCCGACTTGGAGCCACCGGACGAGGGCTGAGACGAAGGGTTCATCATGCCAGCCAGTTGGATGGCAGGACTCTCCTCTTTGTCCCACTCTTTCATCTCGAGACGCTGCTCGACGGTGTAGCCCATGTCGATCCGGGCCTGCTCCCTCGGGATGACACCCATGCCGTTGGCGTACAGCTTCGTAGCCGCGTCGGCTTTGGCCGCGTACGTCGGGGTCGAAGGGTCCTGCCATATCGACTCCAACCGGAGATAGTCCGGTGGGATCTTTCCTGGGTTCATCACCAGGTAGGCGACCCGCATAGCGTCTTCCCACGCGCCTCCGTAGAGGGTGGCTTTCCGTTCGCAGTGCATGACCAGCCGAGACTCCGACGCCTTTATGGCTTCGGCGCTGGCCGGGTTGTCAGACTGAACCGACAGGTACTGCGGGGGCAGACCGGTGTAGGCGGCAGCCTTCTTGTCGAGCTGGTCGAGCGCAGACACGAAGTTCTGTAGCTCGGCAGCAGCGAACTGGGTAGCTGATCCCTCGGGGTCCGCGAACGCCAGGATGCGTGCCATGTAGGCGTCATACTGGGAATTGCCTGTGGTCGGGTCAACGCCGATGTCTTGCGGGTTGACTCCGAACAGCAGCCTTTGTGGGATCGCCATCAGTTCGGCTGCGCCTTGCATGTCCATCAGGATGCGAGCAGCGGCGTCCGTTACGGCACGGATCTCCGGGGTGATCTGAGACGTGCCGTTCAGGTCCGCGAGGGAGGTCTGGTTGAGCATCGGGATGACCGGCACCACGCCGATGTCGTGAACGACGTGGTCTGTGAGCTTCAACCCACCTATAGCCTGCACCGTCCAGTAGTAAGTCTCGTTCGGCAGATACAAAGTCGCCGCGATGACCTGGTGTGGGTAGCCGGGGCGGTAGTCGCGGACCACGCGGATAGCGCGGATGACCTTACGTGTCCGAGGGTCGATGTCGGCCCAAAGCCTCGAGGGCGGTTCGACGCAAATCACCGGCACCTTCGGGTCAGCCGTAGGGTCATCTGGATCCGGTGCGGACACCGTGATGTACGACCGACCGTAGACTAGTGCGTCGGTAAACCCGAGAGGAGCTTGGACATCCAGGTTGTTCGCCTGCCACCAATCCCACAAATCCTCGTCGGCGTCTGTCTGGGATCCCAGACGGAAGCCCTCGATCTGAAGGCGCTCCGAGATAGCGTCCACGTACAGACGCGGGTACCCCACGTGGGCCAGCAGCTTCTCCATCTCTTTCGGGACGGCGATGCCGATAGCCTCCGGGCGGCGCTTGGACAGGTAGTAGTCACGGTCGTCCGACAGATGCCAGTTAGCCTCATCGAACCTGATGATCATCCAGTCCTTCTGCAGCTCCGGGTCGGCGTCCAGCGGCACGTAGATCGGTGCGGGAGACGGTGTTGGTCCTGTCATCGGATTATCGCCACCCCTCCTGGTCTGTGTTTCTTGGACATTAAGTAATCCTGTCTAGACCCGAACGCGAGGACGGCACATACGGCAGCGTCGATCTTTTTGCTGCTGTCTTTGGATTGCTTCCTGATGCTGATCGTGTCGAATGTCGTTGGGTGCCTACGGGCGTTCAGGACGTGGGACCGTAGGATCGGGTTGCCGTTGTGGAAGATCTCGCGCTCCAAGACCGCGTCGTAGAACCGTTCGCAGTCAAGCGAGAATCGCTTCGTCTGGCCGCGCATGTCGAAAGCCACAGGAGAACCCGGGGTTGCCTTGACCTTCAGCTTGCGATGGAAATCACGGCCCCACTGGTCGACGTACGCCTCGAACTCCTTGACGTCGGCCCGGAAGCCGACGACGTCGTACGACTCGAACATCGAACGCACGGTGGCGTCCACGTCCTCGCGGGGGACTTCCCCGCCGGACTTCTCCGGGTTCCAGACCTTGATCACGAACAGACATCCGTCGTGGACCCGGCAGGCCACCAAGGCGGTCCAGTCGTTGGACTTAGATCCGTCAAACCCGAGGGTGATCTTCTCGCCCTTCTGGAGGGCGAACTCCGGTTCGGTCAGAGCGATCCGGTTCCACTCCTGCGGGGAGATCCACGAGTCCTCGTGGGCGTTGATCTGGTTCAGGAACTTACGGCGTGACTCCGTGATGGGGTTCTTGACGTCTAGAACGCTCTGTAAGATCTCATCGACCGGCAGCCAGTACGAATCACCACGGGCGGTTTCTATGCCAGCACGGAGCTTCTGAACGCCTTCTAGGTACCCTTCGGGGTCTTCCTTCAGGGAAGGGATCTCCGACACCGGGGTGTCGGCGGGAGCCTCTAAGGCGTCGTACAAATACCCGACGTCCACAGCCTTACCGGACAGCACGTCTAGGTAGGCGTCCCAATCCGCTTCGGCTACGGTCTCGTTTCCCGGTATGTGTGCGTTACAAATCGACAGCGTCCGGGCGCCGGCGATCTTCGTGACGTTACCCTCGATGACCGCCGCCATAGAATGGCCGTCGTTGACCTCGCCAGAAGGGCCCGCGCCCCACCACTGGGTCTCGTTGCGGATCACGAAAGTCGGACGGTTCCCCTCCATCGAAGCGGGGGAGCTGGTCACGGCTTCGATCTGCCCACCGGCAGCCGAGTAGATCACAAACTTGTTGACCTCCAAGCCGTATTCGGTCTTGAGGTCCTTGCTGATCATCACCGGGAACAGACGGAACGTGTTCTTCGTCTGGTCCTGGGACACCGCTGCTACCTGCACCCAAGCCGCGTGGCGCGGTTTCCCGATCGGCGCTCCACGATCGAAGTGCGAGAACGCCACGGGGCCGCACAGTTCGGCCAGCGCAAGCGCTGCGGCGAACGGGTCTTTGCCCCAGCCTTTCAGGCGGCGCAGGACACCTTCTCGGTAGCAGTAGGTGCCGTTCTCATCGACGGCGTACCACCAAAGGGTGAAGCGGGCCTGCTCGAGCGTCGGCATAAACGGCTCGCCAGCGTGGTCGCCGCCCGGGGTCTTGGCGTAGGCAGCCCACCAGTCGATGACGCCCCAGCCCAGAGATAACTCCGGGAGGAGCCAACCACCGTCGGTGGTGCGCTGCCAAGTAGGGCCTATCAGGTGAGGTGGTAAGGGTGCTAGCTCTGCCAACACCCTCACCTCCCTAAAGGCTTTCGATAAACGCTATAGTCGGCTGTATAAGATTGGATTGTGGCTGACCGGACAGCGTTATGTAATTGTCCACCGTCGTGTTCACGGTCGCTGGGGTGATCGGGACACTCACGTTCGAACCATCAGAGATAGTGGAGGACAATGCCGCCATGATGGAACCGGATGCTCCGGTGGACACGCACGTAACTGCCCCGCTGACCATGGTGTTTAGCGAGGCCCAGTGCTGCACCTCTACCAGCTGGAGGTCAGACGTCGTTCCGGTAGGTCCGAAGTGCAGGAAAAAGTTCTCGGCGTTGTTGTCCGCTTCATACACCCAAGCCGTGACCCGGAAGCTAGCACCGACGGTCAGCGAATTTGCTGGTACCAGTCGTGAGATAATCGGAATCCAGTCGGGGGACGAAAGCGGAGCGTTCAGCACAGTCGGAGTAGGAGCAGACTGCCCGGCAGCGCCTGTGGCACCTGTAGCACCTGTAGGGCCTGTGGGGCCTGTGGCACCTGTAGCACCTGTGGGGCCTGCAGGGCCTGTGGGGCCTGTGGGGCCTGTAGGGCCTGTAGGTGGCGGGTTAGCGATCAGGTAGTCATCTACGGCGCTGGCGATAACCTGGGCCGGGGTCTCCGGTGGCATACCCACAGCTGCCGAGATCAGAGGCCACAAATCCGAGTCGGTGTCCGGGACTGTGATGTCGAAAGACTTGCCCTCGAACTCTACCGTAGCGGGGCCGGGCAGCAGCTTAACTGTCAGCACACCATCGACGGGTCGAACCGAGACAGAAGACCCGGCGACGATATCCCCGGAGTTACCACGGGTCGGGGTAGAGAACGTCCACGGACGGAGACCTTCTGGGTTCCCGCTGATGTCAACGACGACAGCCGTCAGGGTTACTGTCACTGCCGGTTCCTCCTAGAAGTCTCTTGCTATCGGAGCGGTCACAGCCGACGGGGGGTTGGGGTCGGCGATTATCTTCACCAGGTCATCGAACTTGATACAGAACCCCCCGTGGACGCCCCAACTGTCCGACCACGAGTTCAGGCAGGTGAAAACACCTGCCGGGATGTCGAAACCGAGGATGACGTACTCGTGACCACCGGCTACGCTGCCGGTGGCAGAGACTAAGCCGGAAGCGTCCGGGTTGAACATATCTGACATCCAGGTGCTGCCGACGATAAGCGGTTGCTCGCGAAGAGCGGTGATGATGCCATCTACCGTGGGCTTGACGTTCTCGTAGCCTTTCAGCCAGCCGAGTTCGACGGCTGCGCTGCACGCAGCATCCCCGGTGCTTCCCCGGTCGTCGTAGAACGGGGCGCCTAAGCCGTCCAGTTTCTCGGCGAGGTGATAAACCTGCACCGCGTCTGGCTCGGTTAAGTACGCCGTGCGCTTAGAGATCGCTCTTGCGTATTCGGTGTTCGACCACTGGGTGACCGCGTTTCCGGTGCAACTCCCGATCTTGCCTTGGTCAAGTACCGGGCCGCTGAACGGCCACAATACCGACTGAGCTGGCTCTGTCATCGATCCTCCGAGTCTGGTGATAGCGGGAACCGCCGCAGCCCCGACGGAAGCTGCGGCAGCGACCTTCAGAAACCCTCTACGGTCCATCGGTTGTCGTCCGATGTCAAGTGGTCTGGAAGAAGATCCGACAGGTCCACCGTGTCTCCTGCGGCGGGGGCATCGAACCACCACGCCGCGAAGCCTTGGATCTTGATCTGCCACTGAAGCGTGGTCCCCAGATTCAGCGATGAGTCGTTGGCGAGCAGCGAGACAGAAGGAATAGACCCGTCGGACCCTACGGACAAGCTCACAGCACTGACCGCCGTTACAGTGCCGCCCACGTTTATCAGGGTCCCAGCTGGGATGTTAGACCGAAGTCCCACAATCCTTCCCTCGAGCGGGGCCAGGGTGCTTCCCTTCAGGGAATCCACGGTTCCCGTCAGGGTGAACGTAGGTACAGTCATCTTCGGTTTCCGTTCGTTGTCAAGTTTCAGGCAGCCTTTAGGAGACCCCGGACCCAGTTGACGCCACCCGTGATGTCGTAGGGGCTGTAGTGGGGATTGGGGTTGTCCGCGAGGAACACGATCCCCGAGACGATCGCCCGGAATACCGACATGCCGAACGTCATCAGCTCGAGGTACTGAGCCGAGCCCACAGCGTAGATCTGTCCAACAAACTCAGACACGAGCCCATACGGGTTGGAGAGCACGTCACC